AAGCACCTCGAAAGCTACTGAATTAAGTAAGCTAGCTTTAATTGAAAAAGCAAATGTTGATCAACGAGCCTTTGACGACTTTAAAGCGAAGCATTTAGGTGAGGTTACTACTGAGATGACAAGAGAAGAAGAAATACGCACAGAAATACTAAAAAAGTACGGCATAGAGCTTAACACATTGCGAGAAAAAATACAATTAAGTCAAGAGCTTCAGACAGTAGAGAAAACGATTAATGAGTTAAAAGTAGATCAGAAAATACTATCACAACAGAAAAAGCAATTAATTTTTTATAAACAAAGTTTAGATATAATGAAAAGACAACACAAACTTAGAAAGGATATGATAGATCAAAATATTAAAGATTCTGTATCAGATCAGGAAGGTCCTGGAGGCGGTCTAATATATCGCGAGCGAATAGAAGCAGAGGCTAAAGCTCAGGCAGCTAGAGACGCTCTTAATGATCAATCAGCACAAGGCACCAGGGCCCTGATTGAGGAAGAGTTTGCCCAGAAAATAATGCTTCAAAGGTTTGCAAATTCCGAAAATATGATAAAATATAAGATAATGGATGCAGAACTAGAAGTACAAAGGATTAAAGCTAAAAATACCGCAGCTGATTTTAGGAGGATTGCATTAGAACAGAGTATTCTAGCTGGGGAGTCTATGCTTGATTCCGCCCCAGGTTACACAGGAACTATAGACACACCCTCATCTTTAGCTGCTAGAGCAGATTCTGAGGAAGCTGCTCGTCAAGCGGGTGTAACTGACGACAATGTTAGAGTCCTTGGAGTACTACGGACAAGCATAGCCAGTATATTGGACCTGGCACCTGAACAAGGAAAGGCTCTAATAAACCTTTTAGGCGAGGAGCAAGCAGCTAGAATTTTATCTGCCACGCAAGCAGTCACCGATCTTGAGGACGCCGCAGCGAAGCTACAACCTATGGAAGTACTCTTAAAAGACTTGGGTACAAGTTTTCACGATAATATGGCGGGTGCGTTTACGGCCATGGTTACGGGTGCTAAAAGTGCTAAAGATGCTTTTGCAGACATGGCAAAATCTATACTTAAAGACTTAGCGGCAATGATTGTAAAAATGATGATACTACAAATGTTTAAAGGTACAGCATTTGGTAACTTTCTCGGATTAGGAGGACGAAATGGTGGAGTATTTGAGCAAGGGAAAAAACTTTCAGGATATGCCACCGGAGGCGTAGCACGAGGGTCAACTTCAGGTTATCCTGTCATGATGCACGGAACCGAAGCAATCGTTCCTCTTCCTAACGGAAAGTCTATACCTGTAGAAATGTCAGGAAAAGGCGGCGGAAATAGCAGTTCAAATAACATTGTAGTCAACATATCTACAGATGGACAAAGCAGTAAGTCAGGAAGCACAGGCCCCGATATGGACAAACTAGGTGGAGCAGTAGCAGCAGCAGTACAAGTTGAATTACAAAATCAAAAACGATCGGGCGGAATACTTAACCCCTACGGAGCAGCATAATGACAATAGGTTTTATATATACAGGTACAACATACGCAACCCCTGATAGGAGTATGGCAAAAGCCAGCACCCCACGGGTACTTACTGCTAGTTTTGGGGACGGGTACGAGCAGCGTATTGCAGATGGAATTAATACTTTAAATGAAACTTATTCCTTAACTTTTGCAACTCGTTTAAAAGCTGACATTGACGATATAGTAGCTTTCTTAGACGCAAAAAAGGGGGTAAGTAAATTTACTCTTACTCTTCCAGACACAAACAATACTACACGCACAGGCGAAAGAGATGTTAAAGTAGTAACAACAAATTATTCAACGACATACGCATATGATGACTTTTATAGTCTTTCAGTATCATTAAAAAGGGTTTTTGAGGCATGAGCAACGTAATTGCAACAGATTTACAAACATTAGAAATTGGGTCACAAGATTCGGGCACTACAGCTGCGCATAATGCACTAGTAGAATTGTTTGAAATAACCTTGCCAAACGGAACTACCTTATATTTTCACCCTGGTTTGGATTCTGATTCAACAGAGGTGCAGTTTCGAGATAAAACTGCACCTACTAATCCAGTAACCGCAGGAAATTTTATAATTGGTAATACCTACACTATTGCTACAGGTACAGGATTTACCTCAGTTGGAGCCTCTAACGATACTGCAGGCACTTCTTTTGTAGCAACAGGTGTTGGAACGGGTACAGGAACTGCAAATCAAACTGATAATACTATTCGTGACTATGTTCCTATGCCTATAATGATAGACGGCTTAGAAGTGCAAGCTGATGGAGCATCTAACAGACCTTCTTTTACTGTTGCAAATATAGGTTCTTTGTTTCAGTCAGAATTAGGCGACTTTAAAAATGATGATTTAATTGGTCAAAGACTTAAACGTCGTCAAACTTTAAGAAAATACTTAGTTGGAGGTGCTCAAGATGCATCTCCTCCAATAGAATTTTCTACTCAAGAGTACGTAATTGATAGAATATCAGAAGAAAACTCAATTTCTATTACTTATGAAGTAGCCACGCCTTTCGATCTAGAAAATATACAACTACCTCGACGTATCGTAGTAGGAAAATACTGTAGCTGGAAGTATCAAGGACATGCCGCCGGAAAGGGTGGCGGATGTACTTGGAATACAGATGGAGCAGTAAACTATAACGGAGATGGGACTGTAAGAGCACATAAAGCTTACTTTGACTTTGATGATCGACCCCTCGTAGCAACAGAAACTTTTGCAGCTTATGCTGCAAGTACGGCCTATACAACAGTATCTTATGTTACTACAAATACTCCTACAGTAACTGCAGGCTCCTTTGTAATAGGGTCGGACTACACAATAGCAAGCGTAGGATCAGGAACTAACTTTACTTTAATAGGTGCCGCAAACAATACAGTAGGAACCGTATTTAAAGCAACAGGTTTAGGAGCTGGCAGCGGTACAGCTACACAAACTCAGTATTGGGTCTGCACTATTGCAGGAACAGGTAATACTCCTTCTATAACCTCTGGCTTTTGGAAAGAAGTTCGTAAATGGGCAGAGTGGGCTTCAGGAAGTTCTTATCCATTCGGTACTCTTGTTCGATATAATGGAGTAACAATTTGGAAGGCTACTGGAGGTCCTACCCCCGCAGGACAAATACCTACAGACACCAGCCCTTACTGGGTTAGAGAAGAAGTATGCGGTAAAACATTACAATCTTGTAAGGCCCGATATGGATTTAAACCTTCGGTACTAACAAGTGCAAATCAAAAGCCAGAAGGAGCAACGAATCTAGCAGCTCGTTTACCCTTTGGATCATTCCCTGGAACATTGAAATACTAAATATGAATCAATTAAAAGAAATAGAAGAACATTTTGAAAAGTGGTACCCTCAAGAAGGTTGTGGAGTATTAGCAGCAGTTAAAGGTAAAACAACTTGGTTTCCTTGTGATAATGTAGCAGAAGGAGAAAATGACTTTATCATAGACTCAAAACAGTACATTAATATTGGGCATAGATCAGATATTATAGGTATAGTACATAGTCATCCTGACGGAACCACTGAGCCGAGTGAAAATGATATTAAGTACTGTAATGCTGTAGGAATACCTTACTACATATTTAGCTATCCTGAGATGGATATGGAAATACTACAGCCTGTACGAACAAGTAAGTCTCTTTATGGAAGAGAGTATGAGTTTGGTGTTAATGATTGTTTCGAAGCAGCAAGAGACTATTATATTTCAAAAGGGTTAGAAATACCTAACCGCCCCCCTTTTGAAGATGATTGGTGGGAAAAAGATTTAGATTATTTTACCGACGAGTACATAGGTACTTGGGGTTTTGAGAAAATAGAAGATAATATGCAAAAAGGTGACTTACTCATTTTTACAGTTAATGCTTTAGTAGGTAACCATTGCGGAGTTTATTTAGGAGATGATATATTTTATCATCATGCCGAAAACAGAATATCCTGTAGGGAAAATATTTACCCCTTTTGGAAAAAGTATATAAGTGGAGTT